TATTATCGGGGGTTATAACTCCGCAAACTTCGACTGGCATTGGATATTTGAAAGATGTAATATCTTGGGAATTGACCCCAAGAAAATATGTAGGTCATTACACCCCGACCATTCATTTACAAGAAAAGATAGTATGTTGAAATTAGCAAATGAAGTTGAGAATTTTACTCAAACTTCAATTTGGGGTTACAATGTAATCGATATTATTCATGCGGTTCGTAGGGCTCAAGCAATCAACTCAAGCATCAAGGCCGCGGGTTTGAAGTATATTACCAAATACATTAACGCTGAATCACCAAGCCGGGTTTATATTGACCATTTGGATATTGGACCATTCTATGTAAAGAAAGAAGAGTATTGGTTAAACACCCAAAATGGGAATTACCGAAAAGTAGGACAAGACCTGAAGATTGATGAGATATGTGAAGGTAGAAAAGATGTTTATATCAAAACAACCGGAGATAACCTTGTGGAGAGATATCTCGATGATGACTTGGATGAAACCTTAAAAGTTGACCAAGAGTTTAATCAAGGTTCATTCCTACTTGCGGCGATGATTCCAACAACCTATGAGAGAGTTTCTACTATGGGAACCGCAACTTTGTGGAAAATGCTCTTATTAGCTTGGTCTTACAAACACAACTTAGCAATTCCTGAAAAACAAGGTAAGACAGATTTCGTGGGAGGTCTTTCGAGATTACTAAAAGTGGGATATTCCAAAGATGTTCTCAAACTTGACTTCTCGTCTCTATATCCATCAATTCAGTTGGTTCACGATGTTTTCCCTGATTGTGATGTTACCGGAGCAATGAAAGGAATGTTAACTTACTTCCGTAATACTCGTATTAAGTATAAAAATTTAGCATCAGAATATAAAAATATTGATAAAAAGAAATCGGAGTCATATGGTAATAAACAATTACCGATTAAGATATTCATTAACTCGTTATTCGGAGCGTTATCTGCTCCTCAGGTTTTCCATTGGGGGGATATGTATATGGGAGAACAAATTACCACAACCGGGAGACAATACTTAAGACAAATGTTGTTTTTCTTCAAAAAAAGAGGTTATACTCCTCTTGTTTGTGACACTGACGGTATGAACTTTTCTTTACCTGTGGGAGGTGTTGAAGATAGAAGATATATTGGTAAAGGAAATAATTGGTTGGTTGAGAAAGATAAAGTGTATACTGGTTACGATGCGGATGTTGCCGAATATAATGATATGTTTATGAAAGGTGCTATGGGTCTTGACTGTGATGGGACTTGGGTTTCGTGTATTAATTTAGCAAGAAAGAATTATGCGACTATGGAACATAATGGAAAAATCAAATTGACGGGTAATAGTATTAAATCTAAAAAACTTCCATTGTATATTGAGGAGTTTTTAGATAAAGGTATTAAGATGTTACTGGATGGTGATGGTAAAGCATTTGTGGAATATTATTATGAATACTTACAAAAGATTTATGATAAACAAATTCCTTTAAGTAAGATTGCTCAAAGAGCTAAGGTGAAGTTAACTATCGAAGATTATAAAAAACGATTAACAGAGAAAACTAAGGCGGGTAATAGTATGTCACGCATGGCTCACTTAGAACTGGCAATGCAAAATAATTTGAAAGTAAGTTTAGGTGATGTTATAATGTATGTTAATAATGGTCTTAAAGCGTCGCATGGTGATGTCCAAAAAAAGGGAGATGGGGTTCAGATAAATTGTTATATGTTGGATAAAGATATTTTGGATAATAATCCTGATTTAACCGGTGATTATAATGTTCCTAGAGCGATAGTTACCTTTAATAAAAGAATTGAACCACTTATGGTGGTTTTTAAAGATGAAGTTAGAAATAACTTAATTGTAAATGAACCGGAAAAAAGAGGTATATTTACAACTGCTCAATGTGAGTTAATTAACGGATATCCTTTAGGTGATGGAGACCAAGATAGTATTGAGGATTTATTAACATTATCCGATGCGGAAATTAAATATTGGGAAAGACGAGGAATGAATTCAAATTATATTTACGACTTTGCTGAGGAAGGATGGGAAGAACATATTAAATAAAAACCCGACTTTTACTAAAAACTGATATATTTATAGATATGGGAAGACCTAAAAAAGAAGAAACCGATAAAAAAATTAAAATTGGTATAACAATAGACCGAGAACTTTATAGTTTAATTAAAAAAGACAACTTAAAACCTTCCCGTATCATTGAAAAATTGGTAAGAGAATATTATGGAAACAAAGATTTGTAGTAAATGTAGGGAAGATAAAAATATTTGTAATTTTTATAAAAATAGAAATGAGTGTAAGGAGTGTAAAAAGAAAAAATCTATGTTAGATTATAATTCTAATAAAGAAAAGTATAGAACATCCCAATTATTATATAGAGAAAGTAATAAGGAAACAATAAATGAGAAAAACCGAATTTATTATTATAATAATCACACCATATTAAGAGAAAAACAAAAAAAATATAGGGATGAAAATATCGAAAAAGAGAAGGAAAGAAATAAATCATGGAGAATTAATAATAAAAATTTAATTAATAATTATAGAGATAGTAGGAGAAAAAATGAGCCATTATATAAGATAACAGAAAATATTAGGAGAAGAATCAATAAATTCTTTAAATCGAAAAATATTGAGAAAAATAATAAAACTTTTGATATTGTAGGGTGTTCTCCCGAATTTCTTAAAGAATATATTGAAAATAAATTTACCGAAGGTATGTCTTGGGATTTAATGGGTAAACATATTCATATAGACCATATTATACCTTTATCTTCTGCTAAGACAGAAGAAGATGTTTATAAACTTTGCCACTACACAAATTTACAACCTTTATGGGCGGAGGATAATTTAAAAAAAAGTTCTAAGATAATCTAAGAACTTTTTAAACCGTCGCTCGATAAAATATACCAGTTACCAGCACAAAATCTAAATTCAATACAAGCGTATTTGTCGGCAACTACCTCATCAAATTCTTCATCTATTTTACCCACATCGGGTTTTATTGTGACATCAGTCATTGATTTAACTACGATGTGGTCTGTAGTTGTTGAGTCTAATATTACTACTGATTTTAAAACATTCCTAACCACTATACAACCTTCACCACTTGTTTTATATTCACTCTCGGATATTACCGCAACCTCAGAGGTTTCAATAAATTCCCCATTAATCAATCTTTTTGAAGGTATTGTTCTTAAAATTCCCATAAATTAAATTACATATATTTGACGAGGCATCGCTCTGAACTTCATTTGTTTGTTTAAGTTCTCAGCGATTAATGCTTCTTTTTCCATAACCTTTTCAGGTCTTAATCTTGTTAACCAACCTTCAGGACCGGTAAGTTCTTCTAACAATTTTGTTTTCTCATCTTTACCTTCAGTTAATAAACTTGTATAATCCATTGTGATTTCGGAATCAGGTGTCTTTAAATTACCACTATATTTTCCTCTAACTCTACCTAATGTTTCTTTGACATATGCTACGAACCATCTTCTAACCCATTGTTTCGCAGGGACATTCAAGTCAGTCCAAGTAAGTTCTTCTAATGGAACATCTGTTGGTAATTTAATAACATCAGGATTGTTCTTTAAACAATCTGCTCTACTATCAGGTGTAGTATCATAATACCAATACCATACCGCTTTACCCACGTAGTTACTATACTGACTCCAATTAAAGTTATTGCCCGGAGCGTTATAAAGTTGTAAATTTTTCTTTCCGTCAGGTAACGCAGTAATTCTATAAGTAAGGGAACCCCCAAGTATTCTGTTTAATATATTTGCTTCTTGCATTCTTATCAAATAGTCAAATCCGGACATCATAAAATATGAGCCTTGGTATCCCATTTGAGCAAACCCTGCTTCATTCGCACCTAAACCAACACCACCAAATCCACCAATACCACCCATACCAAATGCAGTCCATGGTTGATTACTAAACCATAACACTTCATTGATTTCACGACCCGCAGGTATTTCGTAATTTTGTTTATCTTCTTCAAGTATAATATAGTCTTTCTTTAAAACCCAAGGACCTTGAGCCTGAAGACCTACGATTTTAGAATACGAATATGAAAATTGTTGTTCAAAATCCATTGTTCGAGTAATCAATGCGTTTGCTACAGACTTTTCAGTCATATTCAAATTAACCAAGTTAACCCATTGACTATCAATTAACCAATTTAAGATATATTGTTCATAATCTTGAATAGATAGTTCCATTAATGAATCCATCATTTCATCTTCAATTTCAACACTTCTAATTGGTGCCCCCAATAAGTGTTTAACTCTTGTATAAATTTTTGACCTTTCTGGTTCTGGAATTACTGACATATCTAATAAATATCAAAAAGTTTATTATTGTATATTATACATTAGTGAATCGACAGGAAAAACAAAATTACCTTTAACAATTTTTGGTTTTTTGTTAAAAACTAAAACGTTTTTACCTTTTTGGAAAATCATTAAATCTGTATTATAAATCTTAACACTTGCTGTCCCTTCCAAAGTAATCCCATCTTCAGATTCCACCATGTTTCTAAATGGTTTAATCTGTGCGGTATATTTTTGACCATCCTTAGTTAACTCTAAATCAATTCCTTGTATTGCATCTTTTTTACTACCCAACTCACCAATAACCTCAACTTTAGCGTTTTTACCGAAAAATCTTTTAAGTATTGACGCAGTTATTTCTTCTCTTTTAGAACCTGCCTTATCTTTTTCAGTTAAAGTTCTCAGTAAATTATGAAGAGTCGTACTATCTGTATCAAAGATTCTATATTTGAAATAGTCAATTGCTTTAACAAATCTCTCAACTTCTTTCCTTTGTTCCGAAGGAGTTTTATCCATGAAATTAATAGGTTTTTTGCCCGGTATTGTTGCAATCACTTGATTCAAATCTTTTAATAAAATACAAAATGCGGTATAATTCGTATTCAATTTATTAATTACTGACCTACCCGGACCTTCAAGATTATAAACGCCAGGTAATTGGTTATTTTCAAGCTTTGTAATATAGTTTTCGGAAAACACTTCTTTCATGATTTTATTAATACCATTCATGTAAGTCCACTTAACATCCGAATTTACATTGAATAACATTCTGTAAAACTCATTCTCGGATTGAGAACACATTTCGGACTTTCCCTCGCTTAAAACTTGTTTCATTTTAGTTGATTCCGCCAATTTAGTTTCAATTTTCATTTCATACATCTTGGTAACAAAGTCCCAATTAACGACTTTCCAAAAGTTTGTGATGTATTCGTCTCTTTTATTTTTATACTTTAGGTAATATGCGTGTTCCCATAAGTCTAAACCTAGTAATGGGAATCCACCACCTTCAATTACATTCATTAATGGATTGTCTTGATTTGGAGTAGACATAATCTTTAAAGTATTTTTGGATGTTAAAACTAACCATACCCATCCGGACCCGAATCGTTCTTTGCCTTGTTTTTCAAATTCTTTTTTGAAATTACTAAAAGTCCCCCATTGTTTGGTAATCTTTTTATAAAGTTCACCATCCAATTTTTTTGGTTCAGGTGTCAACATATTCCAAAACAATGCGTGGTTAAATGCTCCACCGGCATTATTTCTAATGGTTTTGTCGAAACGGCTGATTGTTTTAATTATTTTTTCCAAATCTAAATCACCATATTTCTTTTTCGACAATGCGGCGTTTAATTTGTCTACATAACCTTTGTAATGTTTATTGTAGTGGAAGTTCATTGTCTCTGCGTCAATAAATGTCTTCAAGGCTGAATAGGCGTAAGGTAATTTTTCTATCCCTATTTTTTTCATTTCTGTAATCAACAACTCTTTTTCTTTTGTAACTTGTGATTCAAGTATTTGTGACTCAAGTTGTTGGATTTTCTCTTGTGTTTTTTTCATAATTTTGGATTATCCATTGTATATAAATAATCCGTATTTCGTTATTTTCTCAAATGATTAATTCTTTTTAGAATTTCTTCCGCAGCATCGGCAGGATTTTGATTGTCTCCCATGACAGTCGCAATCACTTGTTTTTTATTGTTCAAAATGTCATAAATTATCGCTTCAATACTATTTTCGAAAATAGGATAATAAACCAAGACATTATTTTTTTGTCCATATCTATATGCCCTGTCTTCCGCTTGGGAGTGCTCTGAAGGTAAAAACGATAAATCATTAAAAATTGCGGCTTCACCTGCGGTTAAGGTAATACCAGTTCCCGCGGCACGGATATTCCCAACAAAAACTTTAATCTTTTCATTTTCTTGGAATTGGTCAACACTATATTGTCTTTCGTGTTGTGACATTGACCCATCGAGTTTAACCGCAGTTTTCCCAAAATGTTCTACAATTTTATTTAATGAATCGGTAAAATTACAAAAGATGATAACTTTTTTTCCTTGCTCAATAATATTCTCCGCAATTTCAATTGTTTGTTGTATTTTTTCTTCGGCAATAATTTGTCTTACTTTTGTTAACTTTGAGAATTGAACGGTTAAAGATTTTGACTCTTCAGGATTCTTGTCATACCAATCATAATATTCACCCATTACATCTTCATATGCTTTGGATTTTAATTTCAAATAAACCGGAGTTATAATTTTATCAGGCAAGTCA